AGGAATATTAAAATGTTCTTCATCTATTTCTATAATTGCATCTTTTACTGATAAATTAGTTTCTTTATTCCAATACAAACAACATAACCTTACAAATCTTGCTTGTGTTATTTCTGGGCATCTTTGTATTTTACCCATAATCCAATCAGTATGACTGAATTTAAACCATTGTAATTTTTCCATATTCGACGTTATTAAAAAGTAAAACCCTATTGAATTTAGCCACGTCGAAAGGCATCATCCAATAGGGTTTAAAATAATGTTTTAGTAATTTCGACGTTACTTATATTTGCAAATATAAAATTTTATTTTAATATTAATTCATTTTGTAATAAATTTTTTGCCCAAACAAAAGAATTTTGATATTTAAATGATTTTTTTATATTATTTAACACATATGAAACATCGTAAAATCCTTCAATATAAGCATAACCATTTATTAATTGTATAAAAACATATACAGAAGATTTTAAATGTTCTGTAATGTCTTCTAAATCGCAATTAAAAGTGTATGTATTGTGTTTAGTTGTTTTAATTTGATATGTATAACCTTTATCACAAGCGAAATCAATTTTTTCATAATCTCTATCAGCTTTCTGTTTAAAAATATGTTCATCATTATAATTTTTATTAAACCATGATTCAAAAATTTCTTCACCTATTCTACCGGTAGACAAGTTTAATTTATCTTCTGGAATTTTAATCTTAGCAATATAATTTCTCATTATAAATCTTTTACAAATGTTCCATTTTCCATTTTACCTGTTCTTTTTGCTATTACATTGTAAGCAGAATTAACACAATCTTCTAAGTTATAACCACCTAATTTAGCAAGGTTAACTAAAACAACAACGCAATCACCCAAAGCATCTATAAACTCATATTTATCATCTTTTATTATTGCTTTTGCTAATTCTCCAGCTTCTTCTTGCAATTTAACATATTGAGTTTTTACATCTCCTTTTGCAAAAATACCTTTTTCTTCTGCCCAATCTCTAATTGATTGAAATTCATTTGTCATTTTCATAATTTATTTTTTTTTATTTTTATTTAAAAAGTTTTTATATAAATGTATATCATTTACAAAATGGAAATATATTCCTATTTCAACGTTTAATTTACCTGCAATTAATTCTTGTAATTTAGAAAAACAATATTGGTCATTTCCGAATCCATACCATAAATCGTTTGACCTCATCATAACAGACATATTTAATTTATTTTCTATAATTCTAAAATTTATAGCATAAGTACATGGTGTATCATTTACGAAATTAGTTCTATCTTTTGCATCATAAATAGAAATTGATGCTCTTCTTGAATTTGGATTTTTATATAATTCTTTAATAACATAGTCTAATTGATTTCCTCTACTCCATTGATAACCATAATTTGAGTTTACATTACCATTATCATCCATGCAATCATACCAAATCTTTGCTTTTTTTGCAATTTCTTTAGCGTTTGGATTAGCAGATAAATACCATTGCCATTCAAATTCAGCATATTCTTTATTGAAATTTCTAAATTCTGTTTTTATTACTCTATCTAAAGGATTTTCAATAACAAAACCTAAATTAAATAATGATTTAGTATTTCCTTGTTCATAACCATCTTTATGAATTAATTCATAAATTTTTTCAAATGCTTCTGTTGCGTTATTAAACTTCATATTATTTATTTAAAACATTATTTAAAGAACCTAAATATGCTACAGCATCTAGTAAGTTATCTTCTTTATTAGAATACGATTGCCTTGATAATTTCAAAGCTATTAAACAATTATACATGTCAATTGTAGTTATGTCCTTAGACGACATCAAAGACGCAATTTTAGCTGCTTTTTGCATACCTTCTTCAAATGGTCCATACATTCTTTCTTTTTCTTCTGAGCGAAGATTTACAATATCATTTGCTTTTTCTAAAATATTCATTTTATATATTTTAAGTAATAAAAAAACCCTTACAAGTCAACAGGAGTCTCACGTCTGTATCATTATAAGGGTAATAATTTCTTTAGTTCACTATGTTTGAGACTCGAACTATGATGCAAATATAGTAATATTATTTAATTACAAACTATTTTCGTTAAATTCTTTTAAATATAAATCAATTAAAAATTTTGTTTTTTCTAAGTCTTCTTTAAAGTTTCCTTTTTTTCGACATCTTATCACTCGCTTAATAATATCAAATTCATATGAATTAAGCTGTTTTTCTTCACTAAACTTATAAAGTGAACCTTTGCTATTATCATAGTGCTTAGGTGTTGTTATTTCGCTTGTTTCTTCATGTAGTACAAAATGTTCATAGTCCCAACAAGTACCATAATATCCAATATCGTAGGTTATAACATCGCTTTCGATTATTGTTCCTACAAATGAATCTTTATTTTGTTTAGTTACTTTTACCTTAATAGGCATTGTTTTACTTACTGCAATCATATCTCAAAAAATTGTCTTAGTTTTATTTTTACGTTATTTTGTTGTTCAATGCTTTCTAAGTCTGCATTGTTAATTAAACTTGAATCTGCTTTAATTAACTTTTTAATTACTGTTTTAAGGTTATTAGCTAGATGCTTATCTATTACATCTTTCCTTATTTTTTCATCGCTTAAAACGTCTTCAATTAAGTCTGCTAGTAATGGCATCATAATACAACACGCTAACAGTTTTTTATGGTTTAATTCAGTCATATTTTAATTTATAATATTGTTTAACTTCTTCTTTGTTTTCAAACTTGATTACTTCAAATTTGTTTATTTCGTAGTTGAATTTTACCGTAGATAAATCGTTTAATGTCCTTTCAATTTCACATTCAATACAGACTTTACAAGTACCTTTGTCTGCTTTTAATTGATACTTTCTATTGTCAATATCAAATTTATCTAAGGTTAGTAATTCTTTACAGTTAAAGCATTTCTTCATTAGTCATTTTCTTCATTATTTACATACCAACCGCAACACTTTTTACTTACTGCAAAAGCTTTAAAGTCCTTTCTAAAGAATCTTTGCTTTCTAATCATTGCTTTTGACCAGTCTTTAATTATTATCCTTTTTCGCATCTCTAACAAAATTAAAATAACGTTCTTCTTTTTCAATGTCTTCTACCGTATCAGAAACATTAACTTTTGAATTAATAAAGCTATCGTTTTTAGGCTTTAAATAATCATCTGTTAACTGCTTCATTTCACGTTTAACGCTTATTGTTTCAACTACCATCCAAGCTATTACCGTAGCTAGTGCAATTATTGTAACTGCTAATAAATACATTTTCATTTTTTAGTATTTTAAGTTTATTTTATCTCTTCTTCTATAATTATAAATATTTTCTATAACTTCTTTATATTGAATTGTATTTATACAATCTTTTAATGATGTTGGTTGTTGTTCTAATTTTTGAATAAACTCATCAAATTTAAATTGTTTGTTTTTTAATATAGATAACATAGCATATACAAATGTCTTTCTTCCGTAACCGCTATAATACTTTTTTATTATCATTAGATTTTCAGCTATCTTTATAGAGTTCTGTAAGTCTGCTATTTTAAAAATACCTGTTTTAAATTTATGATTATGGTTGTTAGTATTACCACTTATAGCAGAACCTGATAATATTATTAAAGATACTTCATAATTAAATTTATATTTGTTTTTGAAATCTTTGAATATGATATAATCCATATAACCTAAATCAATATAACCAGCTAAATAATCTTCATTGCTCCAATTTTTCATGTTAGCATTTAATATTTGAATTTCATTTAATCCATAACCTTTAGCTATAACATAATTTATAGGTAATTCTAATTTTCTTAACACATTGAATCTATGTTGCCCATCTATAATCTCATAGTTTTCATTAACTGTAATAATTGTTAATAGATTATTTTTAGATATACTTTGCTCTAATCTTTTTACGTGTAAATTATTAACATCTCTATTACCTTGTAATATTTTAAATTTACCATAATCTAATGTTGTGTGTACTTGTATCATATTTTCTAATTTTAATTTATTTTACTTGTTTTAAAAATTCTTTTACTCTGTTTAAATTCTCTTTTTTGAAGTCTATATGCCTATTTAACCATAAATTTAATGAAGTGTTACACATATTAAATTCATTTATTAGCATTTTAGATATGATTCTACGACCTTTCTCGCCTTTAGCTACATATTGACTTTCTAATAAATAAATACTTTCTCTAATAGCTTTATTTTCAATTCTTGTTTCTTCGCTTATTCCACCGTTTTTTGTCATTACATTTCTTCTATTAATTTATAAACTTCATCCCAATATTTTCTATGTGTTGAATTTAATCTATCCCAACCTTTATAATCTTCATCTAATGCAGAAGTTTGAATTATCTCATCAATACACATTAAAGCACATTTAAACGCTCTACGCTCTCCCTCGCTAGTGTTATCCATTCTGAACATTTCTATTAATTCAGTTGCTTTGTTTTTAATCCTTTCCATTACTTACTATGTTTTATTTTCATTAATCTATCGTACAAACTTGAATTGAAATTACCTGACTGCTCCCACCATAATTGTGCAACTGATTTAGTAACTCCATTGTTTTTAGGAATGTATACATTTTCACTCCAATCTGCTTTTTTTACTGTTTTAGTTTTAAATAGTTTCATAATTTAAAATTTAGTTCCGTTAATAAATGTATTTTTTAAGTCGGTGTTTAGTTCATCCGTAACCTCTGTAAAGTAT